TTCTCCCAGGTACTTTCACCTTCCGAGACTATTTCAACTTCATCGTGTTCTGTTATTGTTATGAATGGTGTTGATCCTACACCATCCACTATCTTAATTGGTGCTCCGGTTGTTGTTAACAAGACAGCATCACAGAGAGTAGCTAATGGCATTAGTGAAGTTACGTACCGTCTTGAAATGACTATTACAACATCACAAGGTAATACATATGTTGGGGTTGGTGATCTTCCAGTATACGATGCTAGTTTGGTGTAACCTATGAGTTATCAATCAAACTATATCAGGGGTAGTTGGAATTGCATCTGCGAGTCGTGCGGTCGTCTTGTTAAAGCGGGTGAGCTTCGTCAACGCTGGGATGGTTTCATGGTTGATGAGCAATGCTGGGAACCCAGGCAACCACAAGACTTTGTGCGAGGTGTAGCAGATTACCAAGCACCACCATTTACAAGACCAGAGCAATCCGATATATTTATACCGTTTACTTTTACACCGCTATTAAGTTATTTATCTAATGGCCTTGTATCAATTATAAAAACAATCATACCTGTACCAAAGATTATATTGGCAATTACTAGTGTGTCAACAGCTATAATTGATGCAGCTAAGAGACCGTTTTTTGCTAGTAACAATCGTCAATTAGATGGTGCTCCTCTAAATAATAAACCATTAGGATAATAAATACATGTCAGCTTTATATACAAATAATGCAGCGACTACGCTAGCATCGGGGATTAACAATAGTGTTACCTCATTAACAGTAGCCTCTGCTACTGGTGGCTTGTTTCCAAGTCCTACTGGTACAGATTACTTTTATGTTACATTAGAAAACACGGCTGGTACAGTCCGTGAAATAGTTAAAGTAACTGCACGGTCTACAGATACATTTACTATTGTACGTGGACAAGATGGCACTAGTGCTCAAACATTTGCTACTAGTGATAAAGTCGAACTACGTATTGTAGCTGCTGAGATGTCTGCATTAACTTCTGGCTCTGCTCGTGGTGGTAACAGTGATCAAGTGTTCTTTGAGAACAGTACTACTGTTACAGCAAACTATACAATAACTTCTGGTAAGAACGCTGTTGTGGTTGGCCCACTTACCGTAAACAGTGGCGTTACATTAACTGTACCCTCAGGTCAAAGATTGGTGGTTCTATGAGTTCAGTAATTATAAGCGGAGATACAAGCGGTGCTATAACGCTATCTGCCCCAGCCGTAGCAGGTACTAACACAGCAACACTTCCATCTGCTACTGGCACAGTACAGGTTAGTGGCAATATGCCAGCGTTTTTTGCTTATGTAAGCACAAATCAAACGGTTAGTTCTAACACAAATACAAAAATTGCGGCTGCTTCTGTTTTGTTTGATACACATGGTTTTTATTCAAATACTAATTACAGATTTACACCAACAATAGCTGGATATTACCAAATATCAGGCGGTGTTGGACCATACGGAAGTGGAATTCCAACAAGAGCATTTTTATCAATTTATAAAAACGGTGGAGAATGGATTAGATTGCAAGATATTGCAACAAACAATACAAATAGTCCGCAATATGTAGATACTATAAGTGGTTCAGGATTAGTTTATTTAAATGGTTCTACTGATTATGTAGAAATTTATGGTTGGACATTAGTGCCGTCAGGAACTCCGCAATTTCAAGGTAATGCAAATCCATTTTTTACATTTATTTCAGGTGTTTTAGTAAGGAACTAATCAAATGACTTTATACGAAAAAATTAAATCTTTATATCCTGAACTAACAGACCGTGACTTTTCAACTGTTATTCGTTTACAAAACGATTCAGACGGCAAAGGCGATTACATTGCTAAATGGGAACACCCAACACTAGCTAAACCAACAGATGAGGAATTAGCATAATGGAGGGTCGTGTGTACCTAGTTACCAATACGCTTAACGGCAAGCAATATGTTGGTCAGACAATTACGAAACATTCTCGTAAGGGTCATGGACACGCTTTAGCAGACGCATACAAAAAGTATGGGCATAAGTCCTTTACTTACGAAACAATTTGTGGTGATGTTAATAACCACGCTACATTAGACTTTGCAGAACAGTTTTGGATTAGTGTAATGGGTAGTCTAGCACCTAATGGATACAACCTTGAAAGCGGTGGCAGACGCTACAAAACAGTTAGTCATAAGCCGCAGCTAGGTATTCCGCACACAGAACAAACCAAAGCTAAAATGAGTGAAGGTCAAAAACGCTATTTAGCTGGTATTGATGTTCATTTCAATGCTGGTCGTGTAGTTTCTGATAAAACTAAAGCCAAAATGTCTGTGGCAAGAACTGGTAGAAAACAATCTGACGAGGAACGCAAAATGCGTAGTGAAGCAACTAAACAATGGCATAAAAGCCGCAAGGAGAATTCATAATGGCTTATGGCTCAGTCAATGCTGATACGCTAGTTACCAGCACTTCAGGCGGTGTGCTTGGGGCAGGAAATGCCTCAATCATGAAAAACAGAATAATTAATGGCAGCATGACCATTGACCAAAGAAATGCTGGTGCTAGTGTTACCAATGTGGCAAGTGCGGCAACTTATACATTAGATAGATGGTTTTATTACGCATCACAAGCATCTAAATTTACAATACAACAAAATGCTGGTTCAGTAACACCACCAGCAGGGTTTACAAAATATCTTGGAGTAACTTCATCTTCTGCATATACAGTTGGTTCTGGTGAAATTTTCCAGCTTGCACAATATATTGAAGGCTATAATGTTGCCGATTTGGGTTGGGGAACTGCTAACGCTAAAACTGTTACTTTGTCATTCCAAGTTTACAGTTCTTTAACTGGCACTTTTGGCGGTGCGTTGAGAAATAGTAATAGTGATAGAAGTTATCCATTTACTTTTACAGTTTCTTCAGCAAACACTTGGACACAAGCAAGCGTAACTATTGCTGGCGATACAAGTGGAACTTGGGTAACTGATAATGGTATTGGAATCAGGCTTACTTTTGGTTTAGGTATGGGTTCTACATTTAGTGGAACTGCTGGTTCTTGGTCAAGCAATAACTATATTTCTGCCACTGGTGCAACATCCGTAGTAGGAACAAACGGTGCAACATTCTACATTACTGGTGTTCAACTAGAAGTAGGAAGTAGTGCTACTGGATATGAATATCGTCAGTATGGGCAAGAGTTAGCTTTGTGTCAGCGGTACTTTGAAACTTATCAAGCTGGATATGTTACTGGTGCAAATTATTCAACATCAGGTTCACAAGGTTTTGCAATGTATTTCAAAGTTACTAAAAGAGCAACACCAACTATGGCAATAGTATCAGGAACAGCAACAGTATCAAATGCCGTAGCTGGTAATGCTGGTGGAACTGTTGCAATTAATAATCAACCAAATTCCGTAAGTAATGGTGGTGATTTATATGTAACTGGAGCATCAGGTATTGTTGCTGGTAATGCTGGATTATTATTACCATCAACTTTAATTATTAGTTATTCTGCGGAGTTATAAATGTATAAATTACATATACCTATTATGCAAACAGAAGCTACTTGTGTTATTCGTTTGTTTGATAACGCATATATCCCTTTTGACCCCGATAATTCCGACTACCAAGCCTTTAAAAAGGATTTGGCTAACGGAGTAGAGTTGCAAGACGCTAATGGAACTGCTATGACTGCTTCTGAAATTACTGCATTTTTGGCTACATTAAAATAATGGGTAAACCTTTGAACAATCTTCAAGGCTTTCAGTTTGGTTCTTTGACTGTATTACAGTTAGGTAAGTCAAACGGCAATGGTGCTGTTTGGCTATGCCAATGCAAGTGCGGAACTCAGAAAGAGATTCGAGCATCCGACATGGTTGAAGGTAAAGTTAATTCTTGTGGTTGTGAACATCGTCAGCGTATTGCCAATGCTAATATAACTCATGGCATGACAAAGAGTAGAACATACAAGTTATGGGGTGCAATGCGTAATCGTTGTAACCGCATCAATCAAGATTATTCTTGTCGTGGCATTATTTATGACAGTCGTTGGGAATCTTTTGAGAACTTCTTGGCTGATATGGGCGAAGCACCTGAAGGATTAAGCCTTGACCGCATAGACCCTAATGGCAATTATGAGAAGTCAAACTGCCGTTGGGCTACACAAGAACAACAGGCAAACAATAAGCGTTCTAGCATATTCATTGAATATAATGGTAAAAAACAAACTGTGTCCCAATGGGCAAAGGAATTAAATATGAATCATCACACATTAAGAGGTCGGCTAAAGAAGGGTTTATCGGCTGAACGGGTTTTAACACCACTTCCAGCAGAGGAAACATTATGAGCATCATCTTATCGGGTGACGGAGCTATCACAGGACTAACTTCTACTGGTATTAGTTCTGTACAGAATGTACCAGCAACTTCAGTTATTACTACACTCAATGCTCCTAGCGGAGTTCTTGCTACTCAAAACGGCATGACTGGTATTGCTAAAGCATGGGTAAATTTTAATGGTGTAGGTTCTACAACAATTAATAGTTCTTTTAATGTTAGTTCTGTTACTTATAATGGAACAGGAAATTACACAGTAAATTTTACAACTGCTATGCCAATTTCGACTTATGTTGCTAATTTACAAGCAAGCACAAAACCTGGAACTGCAAATAATTATGTTGCTATTTTAAGTAGCCAATTAACAAGTTCATTTACTTTTTTTACTTATGGTGCAAATACAAATACTCAAACTGATTTGCCAATTATTGGTTGCACAGTTTTTAGTTCTTAAAGGATAAATCATGGCACAAGTAATAATTCATACAACTAAAAAAGGTAATGTAGCAGTCACAGTACCTACTGGCGAACTGCCTATTGAACAAGTATTAGCTAAAGACTGTCCTGCTGGTGCAATTATTATTGATGATTCAGAACTTCCTCAAGGCGATGACTCTAAATACTTTGATGCTTGGGTATTAAACAATGGTGTAGTAACTGTTGATGCCACTAAAAAAGCTGCAATTATTGCCGCACAACAAGCACAAGAAGCAGCAAAGGCTTCTGCACTAGCTAAACTAACAGCACTTGGTCTTTCCGAAGATGAAGTAAAAGCTTTGGTAGGATGATATGATTAATGAAGCTCTAGAAAATAGAGTAGTACGTCTGGAGATTAAAACAGACAACCATGAAGATGATATTAAAGAGCTTCGCAAGTCTGCTACTGATCTGTCAAAAGCCATGGCAAGTATAGAAAAGAATCTAGCACAGATTAAGTATATTGCCATTGGAGCTCTTGCTGTTGTTGTAACACAGTCTCTTGGTCTTGATCATGCAATTAAACTATTATTTGGAGGCTAGATGTCTACAACCTTTACAGTAAGCCGTGATCAGATTATCCAGTTAGCATTACGCAAGCTTGGTGTATTGGAACTTGGCGACACTCCTGATGCAGCTACAGTAGCTAATGCATCACTAGCTCTTAACTTATTTATTAAACAGATGGCAACATCTGGTTTAAAGATATGGAAGACTAACGAATTAATATTACCACTTGTTGCTGGACAGACTGAGTATGTTATTGGTCCATCTAGTACAGGTGCTGTAGATCTTAATACTGACAAACCTCTTAAAGTTATTCAGGGTTGGTTACGTAACAACACTGTTAGTCCCGCTATTGATGATGTGCAGATACAGTTATTAAGTAAACAAGAATACAACATGTTAGGCTCTAAGTTCAGTACTGGAACTCCTAACAGTTTGTTTTATGAAGTAAGACAAAATACTGGTAACATGTATTTGTATGTAACACCTGACAGTAATGCAGCTGCTACATTTGAACTACACTTTGTTTGCCAACAACCAATGGCTGACATTAATACAGCACAAGCTATTCCAGACTTTCCCACTGAGTGGATGAATGTATTGGTATGGAACCTTGCTGACCAACTAGCTATTGAATATAGTGTGCCAGGTAATCATCGTCAAGAGATTGCTGTGCGTGCTAAAATGTACAAAGAAGAATTAGAAGGATGGGATGTTGAGTCGTACTCTACATTCTTCCAACCTGACATGAGAATGGGTAGACCATCTTCTAACAACATACCATAATAGGATACTATGCCAATTGCAAGACTACCTTTAGCACAACCAATAGAGACTCGTGATGGTACCTTGGCAAAGGATTCTAAGTGTGTCAATGGTTACTTTGAGACAGTAGGACAGAAGCGAGAGTTTATTAAACGACCTGGTATTTTAAATACAGGTGCAACACTTGCTAATGCACAAGGACAGGGTTTATATAACTTTAATGGTTCGTTATTTGCGGTTGTAAATAATGTACTGTATAAAATTAATCCGACTACTTATGCTGTAACTACTATTGGTACACTTACTGGTACTATTGGTGGAGTAGTACAACAGTGTTATTTTAATAGTACACTTAACAACACATACTTGTTTTTACATAATCAAGTAAATGGTTACACATACAATCCAGCTACAGGCGTCTTTGCTAAAGTAGTAGATGATGGTATTACCGTTGTAACGATTATTACAGGTGGTAGTGGATACACTGCCCCTGCTGTTACATTCTCAGCACCTAGTGGTGGTGGAACAACAGCTACTGGAACTGTACAGTTTACTGGTGGTATAGTTACTGGTATTACAATTACTAATCCAGGCAGTGGATATACCTCTAGCGATACGTTAGTGGTCACTATCACTGATGGTGGTCCAGGTGTTAATGCAACTGCATCAGCTTTGTTAAACGGATTCCCCGCAGGTCCTTATGCAACAGGTGCTATTTATCTAGATACTTATACTGTTATTGGTGGTACTAATGGTGAGATATATACATCTGATCCTAATAACCCTACAGTATGGAATGCACTTAATTACATAACGGCAGAAGCAGAACCAGATGGGTTAGTTGGTATTGTTAAACACCTTAACTATGTATTAGCTTTTGGTCAGTGGTCAACAGACTTCTATTACGATGCTGGTTCATATCCAGGTTCTCCTCTTGCAATTGCAACACCGTATCACATTGAATTAGGTTGTGCTAATGGAGACTCTATCTGTTCGTTTGAACAAACAACAGTTTGGGTTGGTACTGCTAAAGAACAGGGCCCATCAGTATACTCTATCATGGGTGTATCACCATCAAAGATATCAACACCATTTATTGATCGCATACTTAACACCAGTACGCTTACAGATGTGATTGCCTATCCATTACGTATCAATGGTCATACCTTTTATATCCTCACATTAGCCGATCTTAATCAAACATTGGTATATGATCTTAATGAAAAGCAATGGTATCAGTGGACTATGTGGGCTGTTGGTGATAATGATTCTGGCATTAATGGAATTTATGCAGAACAATATTTCCGACCTAGTTACTTTGCTGGTGTTGGTGAGACATACTTCTTGTTAGATGATGACAATGGGACGTTGTATACAATGTCTGACACGTATTACAATGATGATGGTGCTCCAATCTATTATAGATCAGTAACCCCTATTATGGATAGTGGAACTACTAAACGTAAGTTCTATCATCGCCTTGAGATTGTAGGTGATAAGATTCCGGCTACAATGAATATAAGACATACTGGCGATGATTATAAAACATGGTCAAGCTACAGACAAGTAAACTTAAATA